GAAGCTGCATTCATCAAAGGTTTATTGGAGATGGAAATGGAGGGTCTTTCGCTTAAAGAAAAAACTAAAGTCAGGATGGCTTTTCATAAAAATAAAATTACTTTTGAAAATCTCCAACCGTGCCTAGACAAAATAGCCAAGTGGCAATCCCAAAAATTATAATTTTTTTTCTTGATAAATAACGTGGGCATATCTACATTCCACAATGGCTGACCTGATACTTAATTTAAAAGATAAGTCGTATGAAGAGCTAGTGGAGGCTTTACGAATTATGTCTTCTGACGAAGATAAGGTGTCATTTATCGATATTGATGGGTCAGCTTATATGATACCAAAGAAAGTACTCCAGCTAATAGACTCTCTTGCGTCTGAAAACGAGAGGCTAAAAGACGAGGGTAATGGATTATAGGGAAATAAAAGGGGTAAAGCATTTTGTATATGATAGTGTTGATGAGTTTAAAAAACAAAAAAAGGGATTAAATCCAAAGCATTGGAAAGATAATCCAAGTGAAGGCGACTGGGTAGTTGCAGATGATGGAGGAGTCGTTGAAATACTAAAACACAATAAAATATCCCATCCTAACGATAGAAAGAATTACAAAGCTCATAAAGGGTATGTAAGAACTGTCGTTGGTACATTCTTATTGAATGATAATACTGAGATGGATACAAATTTTGATTTACATCCAAATAGGTATACATTTTCAAAAAATTTAAAACAGGCGAATAGTAATTTTAAAAAAAGAAAAAATATTACAAAAAAAGAGAAGTTATTTGCTACTGAAGTGATAGTGGGGAAGGATGCTGTTAGCGCAGTTCAAAATGTATACAAAGAGAAAGACTTTAACAAGGCTAAGAAAAAGGCTGTATTACTATTAAAACAGGAACGTATTATGAATGAAGTTGAAAAAGGAGTCGTGGATATTGCAAAAGGATTAGGGATTGACCACGAATATGTATTACGAAGACTTAAATCATTAGCAGACACAGGTGAGGATGACAATGTTGTACTCCAATCTTTAAAAGAATTGGGTAAGATTATTGGTACTTCTACACCTACCACTAAAAAAGATGTTGGTGTGGTTGGATTATTTCAAGGGTTTTCCCCTAAACAACTACAACAAGCAGAAAGACCTGAACTAATAGAGGGAAAGGAAAAGAAAAATGATGTGTCCTAATTGTAGTTCTAATAAATATAAAAAAAATGGTCATCGTAGAGGCTTACAACGATATAAGTGTAATGAATGTAAAAAAGAATGGTCAGATTCTCGTTCAGAAGAGCCATTAAGCAATATAAACTCTAGTACAGCTACAGAGGAACTTAATTATAAATATATAACTGATAATGTAGTAGCTAAAAAACCACCTACATTAAAAAGCTTATTAGAGAAGTTTGATGTATCTGAAGATGAATGGAAAGTTACTAATTTTAAAGTAAATCAATGGGATGTATCTGCTAAAGAAGAAATAGATGGTAGGATTGTTTGGAATACCCATACTAACTATCAAGCTAATGCAACTCTAGTTAGAAAAATACCTATTGTATGTGATTTCCCATCTGTTCAAGGAGCAAAGGTATCTCCATTAAAATTCAATGTTAAAATACCAAAAAGGAAACTAAAGATAGATGTAATCTTACCTGATTCACAATGTGGCTATAAAAGAGATTTAAATACAGGGGAATTAACTCCACTTCATGATTTAAGGGCAATCTCTATCGCTACCGAAATAATTAAAGATATAAAGCCTGATAGGATTATAATGTTAGGTGATATGCTTGATTTACCTGATTGGTCTACGCATTTTGTACGCTCTCCTGAATTTTATTTTACTACACAACCTAGTTTGGACTATGTAGCATCTTGGATTTCAGATTTAAGACCATATTGTGATGAGATGGTTTACATAGAGGGTAATCACGAGAAAAGGATGATTGATAGTATTGTGCAAAACACAATTCAAGCGTATGGTATAAAACCTGCGAATGAACCAAAATCTGCACCTATAATATCAGTACCTTATCTATTAGGACTAGATAAACTAGATGTTCAGTATGTAGGTAATTATCCTCATGGTGAGTTCTACATTAATAATAACCTTGTATGTATTCATGGTAATAAAGTCGGTGCGAAAAGTGGTCAAAGTGTTATGAAGTTATTAGACTCTCCAAGAATTAGTATAATTCAAGGTCATGTCCATAGATTAGAGATGGCTCATAAAACTGTATGGACACATGGAAATCCTAAAATATATCAAGCTATATCTTGTGGAACTCTTTGTAGAATAGATGGAGTTGTCCCAGGTGGAGGTACTAGGTATAACTGGCAACAAGGTGTAGGTATTGTAGAGTATACAGATGAAGATTTTCAGATAGATACTATTGGTATTTACGAAGGTAAATCTATTTTTAGAGGAAAACAATATAATGGGTAAAGATAAAAAGTGGACTTTAGTTCAAGGGAAAAAACATCCTGAAGATGAAATATTGCTATACTATAATAATCCAGTTTCATTTGAAGACTTAGGAAATATGTGTAGATTCTTTATGATTAATGAAGATAAGATATATCCTCCCCCAAGATTTAAAGGAGCAGAGATGTTTAAAGAATATATTAAAGAAGTTCTTGACACTAGGAAACTACCAAATAAAGATAAATTTAAATTAAACAATGGCTAATATTAATAAACAAAATGTTAATGAAGCAGAAAAAGTATTAGAATTAGCAAGAACAGACCTCATATCATTTGGCAAACTATTTCTTCCTGGAGATTTTGGTAAATCAGAGTCACCTCCATTTCATTATCAAATAGGTGATGCCTTATTAGAACCTACGACTAAATCTCTAGCGTTAATCCTACCTAGAGGTAGTGGTAAGACTCAATTATTCAAAACCTTCTTAATGCAAAAAATATTGTTTAAGAAGAAAGATGAATTAATGTTTATTGCTTGGGTATCTGATAATCATAGGAAATCTATATTAAATCTTCAATATATTAAACAACACTTTTCTAGTAATGAGTTATTACAATATTATTTTGGGAATGTCGTAGGAGATAAATGGACTGAAACAGACATAGTAACTTCAACCGGGGCTAAGTTGATAAGCCGTTCCAACCTTTCTAGTGTAAGAGGTGAGAACTACTTAGGTAAGCGTTATGATATAGTAGCACTTGATGATACAGAGAGTGAAACAAACACTGTTACCCAAGATGCTAGAGAGAAGATTAAGAATATTGTCTATAATGGTGTTAAACCTGCTCTTGATTTACATACAGGTAGATTAATATTCGCAGGAACTCCTGTTCACTTTGATAGCTTATGTCAAAACATATTAGATGGATATGCTAAAGCTGAAAATAAAGATGATTACACTTGGGATGTAATTAGTTATAAATCTACTCAGCCAGAAATGCCAGGTGGTGTACTTTGGAACTCGTATTTTCCTCGAAAAAGATTAAATACGATGAAGAAGGAATATGAGGAAGCTGGTAGAATACATGGTTACTATCAAGAGTATGAATTAGAAGTTCAAAATGAAGATGAAGCTGTTTGGGGAAGAAAGTATATAAAACATTGGAAAGGTCGATACGAACATGAAGAGGGTCTTAATTATATATTTATTGAAGGCGAAAAGATACCAGTTAATACCTTTGTTGGTTGTGACCCTGCAACTGATATTAATACTAAGACTTCTGACTTCTCGGTTATAATGGCAGTTGCCGTTACTCCTGAGAATGAAGTATATGTTTTAGAGTATGAACGCCATAGGTCAATCCCAACTGTGGCAGGTCGAGATGGTAAGGACAATGTTATAGGTAAGCTGGGAGTAGTTGATTATATTATGCAAATGCATGAAAAGTATCATTGTATATCATCGACTGTTGAAGATGTAGCTATGAATAGGTCAGTATTTCAATCTTTAAATGAGAGAAGAAGGATAGAGAATAAATTTTCTATTAGCGTAATTCCTGAGAAACCAGGGGGCAGAGAGAAGCGAAATAAGATATATTCTGGTCTTTCTGGTCGTTTTAGCACAGGAACTATACATTTACGGGAAAATATGTTTGATTTAGAGCACGAAATTGTTACATTCGGAGCAAGAATGGCTCATGATGACACCATTGAAACACTATTTTATGCACTTTTACATGCTTTTCCTCCTAATATGAAGCAAAAAGAGAAGACTAGAGAGTGGTATAAACCAAAAAGAAAAGCAAAAGGTTGGTTAGTATCTTAATATGTCAGGATGGTTGAACAATAAAGGGAAAGAAGCAAAAGAAAAAAGATTAGGTCTTCCCCCTTCTTTAACTGATGCTAAACCAAGTAGAACACAAAGAGTGCAAGATGTATTATCAAAAGTCACTGAAGCAGGTGGTAAATTAACAGATTGGATGTATTTTTCTCCTGAAGAAAGTTTTGATAGAATGTTTCCCCCAGGAAGTGGTTCGTCAATGAGCTATGGAAGTATGCTTAATCCTGAAAAAGATACTCCAAAAAAATTTGTGCCTAGTGAAGGATTAAAAAGTTTATGGGAGCAAGCAGGTAAACCTTATATGATGCAAACTAGTGGGGGAAATAAAGGATTTTTTAAACCAAAAGGTGCATATTGGGATATGGGATATAAAACTCCAAAAAATTTATTAAATAAACTTTTCCAAAGCGACACTGTTCATTTACCTCCTGGTAGATTTTTTCCAGTCCCAAGCGCTGAATTAGCGGTTGAAGAATTAGGTCATGCTATGAGATTTAAAGACCCAAAAAGATATTCAAAATTTGATTCAAGAAAAGAATTAGCAAAAGCTAAAATTGGTGAACATTCACATGGGTATGACGAGTCTTTATATGATGAAAAAGATACAGATGAATACCAAACACATCATGTGGTTTCACCTAAGTTAAAAAAATGGCTTTTAGATAATTACGGAGAAGAATAATGCCTAAAGGTAAAGGCACATACGGAAGAAAAAGAGGAAGACCTCCAAAAAAAGGGAAAGCAAAAAAAGGTAATTATGGCAAGAACTAAAAAAGCAGAACGTATTTATCAAATGTGGAACTCTGCTAATTCTGAAGAAAGAGTTAAGTGGCAATCTGACAGTCAAAAAGGATTTGATTTTTATCTTAATGAACAATTAACTCAAGATGAGTTAGAAACATTAAGAGAATCAGGGATGCCCACATTCGAGATTAATCGAATTACACCTATTATTGAAACAATGAAATATTTTGTTACAGCTAATAATCCAAAATGGAAAGCTGTGGCTGTTGAGGGTAGTGATACTAATATTGCTCAAGTACATAGTGATATATCTGAATATTGTTGGAGTTTATCCAACGGTAAAGCTGTTTATGCTAGTGTTGTTCTTGATACATTGACAAAAGGTATGGGTTATTTCTTTGTAGATATTGACCAAGACCTCGATAATGGAAAAGGTGATGTTGTATTTAGAAAAATAGACCCTTATGATGTTTTCCCTGACCCAATGAGTCGTGATTTCTTATTTAGAGATGCATCATTTATTATGGTTAGAAAAACTTTAGCTAGAGAACAATTAAAAAATATGTTCCCAGAGCATTCAAGAAAGATTGCAAAAGCTAGTGAGCAAGGAAGTATTGAAGCTTATTCTCAAGCAGATAGGAGTGACTCTGATGCTATTATTCCTGAGGATATTGTTACTAGCGTTTCTCCAGATGGAGATAGAGATGATATTATAGCATATCATGAATGTTATGAAAAGGTTCGTGTTCCTTATGTAAATATGAGCATGAAAGTATTTCCAACAAAAGAAGATATTAACCAAGTAAAAGAAATATCAGCTCAAAAACTTAAAGCATTTAAAGATGAATTAGGTGTTACAACAAAAGAAAAGATTTTATCAATACAACAAGCTTTTGAAGCTGGTGAGATTATAGAAGAAAGAGCTAATCTCGAAATACAAAAAGCTGAAGAAGAATTAGTTAATGGTATACAACAAAAACGAGCAGAAATAGAATATTCTACTCAAGAAGAATTAAATAGAGTAGAAGAGAAAGTTGTAAGTAAAGAAGAATTTGACATTTTAATGGAGAATCAAGACGTTGCATCAAGTATTGTTGAATCAAGTGAATATTTTGAGACTAGAGTAAAGGTAACTTGTACTCTTGGTTCTGATATTACTTTATATGAATATATTTTGCCTATTCGTGAATATCCAATAATACCTGTACCTTACTTATACACTGGCACTCCTTATCCAATGTCGGCAGTTAGTCCTATGATTGGTAAACAACAAGAGATTAACAAAGCTCATCAAGTTATGGTTCA